TGCTGGCGCGGCTGATCGCCCTGCTCTTTGCGGGCACAGACGCCACCCCAGAGCAGGTACAACAGTATCTAGCACAGGCCTTCATGGTCGTAGAAGTCATGGTGTGGCAGGCACTGGCTATAGAGGCCTACGAGGCCGAGGCTGATGACGACGACGACGATCTCTCTGGCCGCATTGGCTATGTCCCATCCTGAAAAACTTTGCTTCTTCTGCACACACCGTGTTATTCTCTTCAGAAGAAGTATAGTATATTATATATTATTATATCATTGGTAGAATTATGTCTAGTGATATATTCTATCTATCTCATTGATATATATACTATTATAGTATTTCACAGGTCAGAAAAAAACCCTTTGCACTGTGTTCATACATATGCAATAGTATATTTATAGTCTAACGTATACTGAGGGTTGCGCAAGGCATCCCGGCATTGAAAACTCCATTCAAGAATTTCAAACAATGGCGAATGGACACGGCGGCCAGCGCGCGGGGGCCGGACGCCCCCGCGGTTCCATTGGCAAAGGCGCGAACCTGGCGAAAAACGCCGCCAAGGACTATGCCCTCTCTGTTGTCGAAGATCCCGAGGTGCGAGCCATGGTACTCGCGCAGGCCAAAGCCGGCCACCTTCCCCCGCCCATCTTCCAAGCCCTGATGCATTACGCCTGGGGCCGTCCTATTGAGAAAATCGAACACTCCGGCGATCCTGATAAACCTGTGGTGGTGAGGATTCGCCGTGCGCACTGAGACGCCTACCGAAATCCTGCTTGATTTTCCCTATTTATTTCAACCACGTTCCTACCAATGGCGCCTCTGGGACGCTTGGGACAGCGGGATTCGCCGCTTCCTGCTTGTGTGGCATCGTCGTGCTGGGAAAGATAAGACCATCTTGAATTTTTTGATCGAACAGATGCTGGATCGTGTTGGCAACTATTACCACATTTTTCCCAAGCTGAATCAGGGCCGGCGGGTTATCTGGGACGGCATTGACCGTGAGGGCAAGCGCTATCTCGATCACTTTCCGCCTGACCTGCTCTACCAGGAGCCTAATAAAGCCGATATGCAGATTGTCCTGGTGGACCCTGCGGACAAAAGGAAGCCTGGCAGTACGTATCAGATCCTAGGGACAGACCGGAATCTTGATGTGCTTGTGGGCGGCAACGGCGTGGGCATGATCTTTAGCGAATATGCCCTTCAGAATCCGGCGGGGTGGAATATTGCTCGACCGATTCTGCGCGAAAATGGCGGATGGGCGGCCTTTGCCTACACGCCTCGAGGCAAAAACCACGGCTATGAACTCTACCGCACGAACGTCAATAATCCGGAGTGGTATGTTGAAGTGCTCAGCGTGGAGCAGACACGCCGGGATGGCCAGGGCGAGGACGGCAAGCCCGTGATTAGTCAGGCCGATATCGAGGCAGATCGCCGGGAGGGCATGAGTCAGGATCTCATTGACCAGGAGTATTACCTGAGCTGGGAAGCCGCCATCCCTGGGGCTTACTATGCCAATGAGTTTCGCCAGGTGGACCAGGAGCGGCGTATTACCCGCTGTCCCTACGACGCCTCCTATCCCGTGTATACGTTCTGGGATTTAGGGATTGACGATTACACGTCCATCTGGTGTGTGCAGTTCGTCGGGCGTCAGGTGTGTTGTATCCACTACTACGAGAATCATGGGTATGGCGCAATCCATTACGGGCAGTATCTCAGTCATCTGCCCTACCAGGGCAATTACCGCGCCCATCTGCTGCCCCACGATGGGCATAACCGGGAGTGGGGCACGGGCGAGCGCCGGGAAGACGTGTTGCAGCGCCTCGTGCAGGGCGTGGTGCGCAGCGTGCAACGGACTAGCCTGGTGACGGGTATTGATAACGTGCGGACACTGTTTCCACGGCTCCTGTTTGACGAGGAAGGCTGTGCCGTCGGCATCAATGCATTGCGCGATTATAAACACGAGTGGGATGAAGTGAAGAAGACCTTTTCTGCTCATCCCGAACACGACTATGCCTCACACGGGAGTGACGCCTTGCGGACACTGGCCAATAGCCTAGACGTCGTGGCGGGGATTGAGGATGAGTTCCGCTTGCAAGAGACGCCAGATCCGCCCACGCCTCCGCCGATGGTGCTAGGGCGCTTTGGCGGGCGCTCAACGGCCTGGATGGGGCACTAGGGGGCAGCATGAGTGATATTGAGCACGATTGTCGCTGGCGGCTGGCTGAAGCCTATATGGGGTGGTGTCTTGCCCAGGGCATGAAGCTGTTGAACTGGGTGGCGTACTGTCGGGCACTAGGGCTCGATGTGCCCTAGGCAGGATGCATTCACCCTCCTGGATGGGGCACTAGGGTGCTGTGTATAAAAAGTGGAAAACTTGCGATAAACGTATGAGTGTGGCGGCTGTGCGGGCTGTGGATACGTGCGGCATACGTGCGGCACGGCCCAGTTGCTCCACTGATCACTTAATCTAGCAAAGCGCATAAGAGGTGAGCAGTGCGGATGCCTGTAGCGGAAATGAAGGCGAAAGTGCCCGTTACGCTGAAGCGTCGCATGTACAAGGCGCTGCGGCGGCGGGGTGCACGGTTTCCGCACTGGTTGCGTGCCGCAATGGAAGACTGGTTGCGGGTGCATGAGCACGAATACGAGGAGGCGGCGCAGCAGGCACGGGGAGAGCCGTCTGCCCTGGAAGGGATTGACATATGACCATGCGGATGGCAGCACTGATGGGGAGCGTGTGGCTGTACCTGTCCTTTGGTTCCATCGTGCTGGCGCAGAACGGGATGGCCCCCTGCCATGACTTTCGTATTAACGCCAAGGGGACCGCTGGGGCTGCTATTGCGGTCTCTACGGCCGTGGTGCCCATCGTCGATGCCAACACGTCACGGTGCCGCTTGACCATTACCAATGCGACGGCCAACCCGGTCAACTGTGCTGAGACCACTGGCAAGTATGTCCTGGTGCCCAGTGCAACCGTGGGTTTGACCATTCCCGGCAACACCATCTTGGTGATTCCGACGCAGGCTGGGCAGCAAGCGTGGAGCTGTGTTCGGCAAGGGGCTAGTGATTCCTCGATAACAACAGGTGAGGACTTGCCGTAACATGCGCTTTGTTATTACGGTGCCAGACGAGCTCTGTGAGTCATTGTTGTTGTGGTCGCAGGCCGATTGTCGCTATCCCAAGCAGCAGGTCGAATGGATTATCGTCCAGGCACTCAGGCAATGGGTTGCCGCGACCAATGTTTCGAGGCCAGCGCCGGCGGACGTCATGGCTTGGGGACACGCGCAACGCGCGCATCACGATGAGCGCATAGGGCGAAATGAGGGCTAGGTATGCAGATCCTTGCCGTGTGCCCCCACTGTGGTCAGCGTCGGGCTATGCTGCTCACGCGGGCCGAGTTTGTCGAGGGTTGGCTCGAGCCGCAAGTCTGTTTGATTATTGTGCCAGAGACGGCGGCCATTCCGGTAGACCCAGAAGACACAGAGGCTTCAGCGCCGCCAGCGCCAGAGCCACGACTTGGGGAAAGGAGAGAGTAGACTTTAATGGTCTAGGATGATATTATGCGGGAATAGTGAGTGTTGATAGCACTCACCACTCCCTAACGCATCTGCAACTGTGAAGGAGTCGCAGAATGGATACTGACATTCTAGCACTTTTCCCGTTTGCTTCCGTTGCCAAAGTCCAGAAGAAGGGATTAACGCCTACACAAGCGGCCTATATGGCTGGGTTGCTTGACGGTGAAGGCCATTTTGGGATGCAACGCAAACTGGTAACTTCTCGGGGGTATCGGTATAAAACTTTTGAGGCTTTTGTGGTTTTGGTGATGACCAATAAGGTATTTATGGAGACTATTGCGGCCCTTTTGCCATGGGGTGGTGGGACAGTGGGGCGTAATAGCCGTGTGCTGCATGGGCGTGCTCGTCCGGGATATCGTATGAAATGGTCAAGCACAGCCGCTGTGCAGTTATGTCGAGCAATATTGCCGTATTTGCGTCTCAAAACCCCGCATGCCAAGTTAATCATAGCGCTTGCTGATGCGAAAGCTGGAGCCCAAGCAGAACGGTCAGGCCGAGGCCATGCGTATCCAGCACGGATTGTCCAACTACAAGAAGCGATGTTCGTCGCAATGCGTAACCTCAATAAGCGAGGGCAAGACAATGTCTCCTGCCGTCTCGAAGAAGCAGCAAAGGTTGATGGGTGCTGATTTGCAGCGTGTCAGGGAAGGCAAAAAAAACGTGACCGGGATGAGTGAGGCGAAGTTAGAAGAGATGGCCAGCAAGCCTAAGGGCAAGAAGTTACCCGCAAAAGTGAAGGCGAAGAAGTAACATGGCGACGCTGCCTCCCGGTCTTTCTCCCAC